TGGAGAAACATGGTGTCAAAACTTTTTCAAAGGAGGAAGTTGGAAACAAACTTCTTACAATTCAAATTTTAGAAAACAATATGCAGGTATTGGTTATGTATATGATTCAACAAAAGATAAATTTTTATTACCACAACCTTTCGCATCTTGGTCACTAGATTCAAATGATGATTGGCAAGCACCGATCACATACCCAACAATCACGAACGATGAGGCTGATCCATCTGTTTGGAAATATATTATCAAATGGAATGATACAAAATATCAAGCGGATAATACTAAAGGTTGGGAAGCTATCAGATCAAATGATACTTCCGAAACACCAACAATATATGATTGGAATGGTACATCTTGGATAGCTTCTTAAAGCATCTAGAAAATATTAAATATCCTATCAAACAACAAAAACAAAAAGAACTGTGGGATATAGAAGGTATTATTAAAAATAAATCTAATCAATCTTTTAAATTTGATTTAAGACCTATTTCTAAACACGGAAATGAATTAGGAAAAAAAGGAAACACACAAACAAAAGCCGATAAGATGGTTTTTGATGTTAAGGATCAGTGGATTATTGTAGATATAAAGGAACTTCATAATTATTTAAAAGAAAATAAACTTGAAAAGGTTTATTTACAAGATTTACTGTCTAATTTAGAATGGAATATAGTATTACCAAAATAATAAAAAACATATATACCTAGGTAAAAAATAACTATATTTTTACAATTTTTGTTATATAATTCAAAAATTATGCCATTAACTCAACTTAATTTTCAACCTGGATTAGACACCGAAAACACTGAAACTGGTGCGGAAGGTAGATGGACTGATTGTGATAAAATTAGATTTAGAAAAGGATTACCTCAAAAAATAGGTGGATGGACTAAATTTAGTGAAGATTATTATGTAGGAAGACCTTCTGGTATAGCTTCTTGGATTAGTTTAGATGGTACTCGTTATCAATCTATTGGTGGAGATAAAAAAGTTTATGTTTATCAAGGTGGAACTAATCAAGATATTACTCCTATTAGACAATCTAATACTTTAACTTCTGTATTTACTACTACGGATACTAGCTCTAATGTAATAGTTAATCATTCAGCTCATGGTGCAACTTTAGGATCATTTATAACTATAACTAACGTATCAGCAAATGTCGGTGGAATTACCACTACAGATTTAGAAAATGAATTTGAAATAGTTGCTATTAATAACTCTGACGCTTATACTATAACTACACCAGGAACAGCAACTTCAACAGTTACTGACTCTGCTAATTGTGATATATCTTATCAAATAAACATTGGTCCTACTATTCAAACTTTTGGATATGGTTGGTCAGCTGGTACTTATTCTGAAAGTACATGGAACACTCCTAGAACTACTTCAGAAGTTACATTAGATATGAGACAGTGGTCGTTAAATAATTGGGGAGAAGATTTAATTTTAACTCAAAGAGATGGAGCTACTTATGAATGGGATGAATCAGCCGGTATGACTGCTAATCCCGCTACTCAAATTGCTAATGCTCCTACATCTTCTTCTTTATCTGTAGTATCTACAGAAACTAGACATTTAATTTGTATGGGAACAGAAACAACTATTGGAACACCTAGTACACAAGATAAATTATTTATAAGATGGTCAGATCAAGAAAATTATAATTTTTGGGCGCCTAATGCAACTAACTCAGCAGGCTCACAAAGAATTGCAGGAGGCTCTGAAATAAGAACAGCTAAACCTGCAAAAGGTACTATTCTAGTATGGACAGATACAACATTACATTCAATGTCTTTTATTGGTCCACCTTTTATATTTGGTTTTCGTCAACTTGGTAATGATTGCGGAGCTGTTGGATTAAATAGTGCAATTGTAATAGATGACGTTGCCTATTGGATGGCCGATGGCCAATTCTTTAGATTTGCTGGTGCTGTTCAAGAAATACCTTGTCCTATATTAAATCATGTATTTGATGATATAAATAAAACTCAATACCCTCAAGTCTATGCTGGACAAACTTCTGACTTCTCTGAAGTGATATGGTATTACTGCTCTGCTAATTCTAATTTTATAGATAAATATGTAATCTATAATCATTTAGAAAATAGTTGGTATTTTGGTAATTTATCAAGAAGCACATATATAGATAATGGAGTAGAATTAAATCCTTTAGCTACGGAGTATTTAGCTAACTCTACTGCTAATACTTATTCAACTATATATGGTCTCACTGCTGGACGAAGTTTAATTTATCGACATGAAGATGGTGTTGATGCTGACGGAACAGCGATCACTGCTTATATACAATCAGGTGATGGTGACATTGCTGATGGAGAACAATTTACTTTTATAAATAAAGTTATACCTGATTTTAAAAATCAAACAGGGAACGCTACTATTACTTTATCAGCTAGAGATTATCCTAATAGCTCTAAGACTTCAGGAGAAGTTATAACAGTGTCAAATACAACAGCTTTTTATAATTCTAGAATACGAGGTAGACAATCTTCCATTAAAATAGAAAGTGACGAATTAGGTAGTAATTGGCGATTTGGTACATTAAGAATCAATGTAAGACCAGATGGAAAAAGATAAATATAAGATTAGATTAGCTCGTATCGATGATGCTGTTAGAATACGAGAATTATTGAAAACATGGCTTGTAGAAGCTCCATTTAACTTTGGAAACACTAATAATAAAAAAGCTCTTGAAAATATAGTATTTTACATTCGTAATAGTTTTGTTATAGTAGTGGAATATGAAAATAATATTGTAGGAACTATGGCTGCTACAATAGACGAAACTTGGTATAGTGATAAAAAGTTTTTAAGAACTTTATGGTTACATATACATCCTAAGTATCGAAACTTTCATATCTTTAAAGCTGTAATGTTAGTCTTTAAAGAATACGCATTAGCTAAACGAGTAACAGCAATATGCGAAATATTTCAAGGTAAAGACGTTGAAAGAAAACACAACGCCTTTGTCAAATTAGGATATAAAAATATTGGAGGAACATATATAATCAATGGGTAGTATTTTTAAACCATCAACGACAGTTGTTCAAGCACCAAGTCAACAAACTGTTACTTCACAAATTCCTGAATACTTTAAAGAAATTCAAGAAAGAACTTTAAGAACAGCAGAGAATGTATTTACACAACCTTATACTGGTTATCAAGGTCAAAGAGTTGCACCTTTATCTGCAGGTGAACAAGCAGCAGCCAATGTATTTAGTACACAAATTTTACCACAAGCTGGACAGTTAGCTCAAATAGGAGCACAAACTTATGATACTGCAACAATGCAACAGTATATGAATCCTTATACTAATGCTGTTATTCAATCTACACTATCTGATTTAGGTGAAACTTATGGTCAGCAACAAAGAGCTATGGCAACACAAGCAATTGGCGCAGGAGCTTTTGGTGGAAGTAGAGAAGGTGTAGAAAGAGCTTTAGGTAGAGAAAGATATTTAGATCAAGTTGCTGATGTATCAAGTAGATTAAGACAAGCTGGTTTTGAATCAGGTGCACAAAGATTTGCACAAGATAGAGCAGCACAATTACAAGCAGCACAATCTCAATTATCAGGACTTGCTGGTGCTGCAGCTGGATTAGGTCAATATGGAGCTACAGCTAGAGGAATAGAACAAGCTGGACTTGCTGAAGCTTATAGAGATTTTATTGAAGAAAGAGAATATCCAGCAGGACAAATTAGACAAATGGTTGGTGCATTAGCAGGAGCACCTATAAGAACTTATGGAGAAGAACGATCAGGCTTTGTAGGAACACCAGTAGGTGCGCCTAGTGCATTCTCACAAGTAGTTGGTGGAGCTCAAGCTTTAGGTTCTTTCTTCCCGGGAGGTTAATATGGCTGTTAATGAAGAAGATAAAGATATTGAATCTGTAGCACAACCAGGTGCTGAATCAGAAAAAAGCATTAAAGATTTAGAATTACGTGCTTTAATAAGAGCAGAAAACAGAGATTATGAAAGATTAAAAGAATTAGAAAATGAAGGTAAAATTGGTGTAGATGGCGGTAACGCTTTAGTAAATCAAGTCGGCAATAAAAAAGATGATGATGGTGATGAAAAAAAGAAAGGTGGCTTTTCAGCGTTTGTATCTTCTGTAGGTGATGCTTTAACTGGAGTAGTTTCTGGTGTAGAAAATAAAATGGAAGCTATTTACGAGGATCCTAAGAAAAGAAGAAACTTTTTACAAGGTTTAAATACAATTATAAAATCATCTGGTTATACTCCTATATCTCAAGCTAAATCACCTGTAGGTATGATTGCCGAGGGTCAAAAACAAGGTTTTCTTGAAGACTTAGCTATTAGACAAAAAGAAAGAGGATTAGATATTGAAAGATTAAAAGCTTTGAAAAACGAAAAGAGGGTCGCTGATCCAAAAGATAAAGTTATCGCAGATTTATTTAAAGATTATAATGATAACTATAATAAAAACAAAGGTTCTAAATTAGCTACAGAAAGAACTTATAATGAATTATTAAAATTAAAAGATTATACTCCTACTGGTATTTTAGAAAATGTATTTGCTCCATTAGAAGAAGTGGCTGTAAGTTTAGGTTATGGAGATTTTTTAA